AATAGGTAATAATGACCCCGATCTCGTTATTGTGGGCCGCCTTCATGACCTTTGAGGACTGTTCTTGAAAGATTCGAGGCACTCCGACCAGGGTAATAGCTCTAGCAATCGTGTAGAGGATGCGGTTAAGGGTTAATTGAGTACCAAATAGCTGAGTAGCCAATCCCTGACCGAAAAACCCTAAGAACGGATCAGAATAGTTCATGAACACGAACGGGAACTTTTCTTTTTCCCATGGTTCATCAAATATTACGCCGTTAATGGTTGCGATGGTGTGCCGCCCATCCTTAGCACCAGGAGCAGAAGGCAGTTTCCAGCCCTCAACAACCATAACCTGATCCGCTACCGTCCGGCTCGAATCTGGGGCGTTATCAGGGACGGAGTTCGGGGTGTTTTTGATAATTTCTTCTTCTTTAGGGTTCCGGGCTAGAAGCTTATCCCGATCCATGAGCTTTAATTGATAAAGCTGTTGAGGCTGACCATTGATTGCGTCGTTATGATCAACGAAAAGGTCCGTGACCATTACCCGATCAATCTCTACTTTGTTATTGTCGCCTTCATACACCTTGAGCGCCCCGGTACCCATCACAATGCAGTCCCGCAGCATCTTGGTAGCCTTCTCATAAGCTTTAACCTGATAAAACTCACCCAAAATAAATTGGTTCATTTGCTGAGCTAGGTGCCTGGTACGATAATCCGCGTTATCGGTCAGAAACACCGGGCTTGGCCTACTTTGAGAGAGCCTAGACACCAGCGTATCGGTACAGGATTGGATGAGGTTGAAGGTAGGACGATCATCGGGCAGCGTCTTTGTCTGATCCATTTTGGAGACATTGGCCCCCGCATAGCTATAAACCGCTAGACCAGAATACAAACGAACATCTACGGCTAGCTGCCGCATTCTGTAGGTTTGTTCTTTTTTCAGATAGGCGGCAGTGCTGCAAAGCTCTAGAGATAGCTTTTCCTCATCCTTAGCCTTCCACCATTCGGCAAGCTGACCATAGGATTTTACCGCGTCCTTAGTCTTCATGGTGATTTTATCGACTGCCTTACCCTTTTTGATCTTCATTTAGTTTCCTTCAGGGTTAGCCGAATAGAACATAAGTTGCTCGTCTGTTAACTCTCCTTGTTGGAATCCAAGAAGAGGATCAGGAATAGCGCTATCGCTAGACTCAGTTCTATAGTCATCCTTGGGCAAATCCCCTAGCTTCAAGCTCAAATTGCCAAACTGCATTTCAGTAACTCCCTGCTTTCGAAGAAGCTTCAGGAGCGCCTGTAAATCCTTTAAGTTCTCAATCATGCGGGTTTTGGGTTGTGTTGTTTCATTGAGCGCTGTTTCATAATGCGCTTGATAATATCTTCGCGATCGTGGTCTTCCTGTGCGTCGCCTAGCTCATCACCATCAGAAGCACCGCTATTTTCAGTATGATCATCCAGGTCGCTAACGCTAAGATAATCGAAATCATTAGGATCATGGTCTGCAAGCTCGTGATAATCGGCCTCGCCCTCATCCGCAGCCAAGCCGCCTTCAGCCATCTTTTTAGGCTTGGGGTGCCGCGCTTCCATAATACGGGAAACAATATCACCACCATGAGCCATATGAGGAGCGGACTCAGGATCATCCTTTGAGTGTCCAAGGTGTTCATTGATGTCTTTTTCATCCTCATGTTCGGCTGGAGAGTTACGCTTTTCATGTTCTTTAGGCATTCCAAGATATCCCGAGGATAGTTCCTCATCATGGATCATGCCGCCTTTAGCGTACTTCTGGGCCATAGGCATCTTTTCATATCCGGAAGCCTTTTCTTCATGCTCAATCATTCCTCCCTTGGCTTTCTTGCGCTTCATTGCATAGGCAATCGCCAAAGATTGTTTCATAGGCTTTCCTGAGTGCATTTCGGCCTTAACATTATGCTCAAATGCGGCTTTAGACTTTCCTTTTTCTAGTGGCATTGCTTATTTCCCCTTCTTAATGTGTGGCCCCTCTACATGGGGTTTATAGTCGCAGATTGCAAAAATGGATTTTAAGCAAGCTGCCATGAGTTTAGTGTTCTTCTTTTCAATCGCTTGCATTAATTCTTCACAAGCAAGTTCAACCGGATCGAGACGGACTTTGTCGGACTTGCGAGTTTTAGTTTCTGGGGCCACGGAAACAGACCCCTCTTTATTTGAAATGTAAGGCAGTGCCATAGTTAGATTCTCCAAAATGGTCGAAAATGTTTCATTTTAATCAAAATTGACTCCAATCTTTTGATTTTTCGTTCTCAAAATGCTCCAAAGCCTTCTCAAACAGGTTTTCATTTATTTGGTCATGCCAAGCCTTAGACCCCACCACAACCTTTTTGTCAGCAGGTTCGCTCAAGTATTGATAACTAAAGCGCCAGGCATAAAGGAAAGCGTCACAAAGGTGATTGGGAAGCGCTGAATGTTCACGCTTAGGAAGCTTAATCTTCTCCCCATCCGTCTCCCAGATAAGGGTTTGCAGTTCGTCTATTAGGTTTTTGCATCCCTCATGGATTTTAACGCGGCCTTGGATGAGTTCGGCGTTTAGGATTTCGATGAAATCGGCCTTCCCGGTCTTGTCCGCGGGCTCAAGAGGGACTTGATGCCTATGCTGGATTTCCTCAACGGCCTGTTTGTTTGCCCCGTCTATGATGATTTTAGCAACCCCATAGGTCTTTTGTAGCTCCTTAATCTTGTTAGCAACATCGGTGATGTCCATGTGCTTCTGATTGTGGGTGGCTACAATGTATAGGGTTCGCTCGTTCTCGTGCCAGGTAGCTACCACAAAGGCCGAATCATCCTCATAGCCAAGGTCAACTCCCAAAATAAAGGTCCAGCCTTCCGGGTGCAGGGCTTGAGGGCGCTTGGTGTACAGGTTACGGGCTAACTCGAACTTATAGACTAGCGCGTTTTGGTCAACTACCCATTCATTTAGATACCACTGTTTATAAAGGGTAGTGCTTTGGAAGAGAGGGCGTTTCTCTTTAATCTCCTGAATTTCCTCACCCCACTGCTTAGCCATATGAGGGTTATCAAAAGCGCTCCAAGTGTGTAGGTTCCAACCCTGCTCAACGCCCGTTGTAATGTCATAAAATAATCCTCTCGTGATGTTAGATGAGGTACCCATCATGCAAATGGTTCCCCGGTTATCGGCAACTGCCGGCTTTAAGATACCGTAAATCAATAAATGCAGGTTAATTGTATATAAGGACGCCTCATCGAGGCAGACTAGCTTATATTTCTTACCTAAGAGCTTCCGCATTTCATCTTCATGGGTATCGACACCTGCAAGCCAGATGACTGAACCATTGGGAAAGGTAGCGGTAAGCTTAGAGTTATTAAACTGCATTCCGAGATTATGCTTTGCATTGATTACTTTTAGGATGTCCTTCCAGACAATACCCTCAGCGCTTAGCCTGGTGAGCCCGATAAATAGGCAATTGACGCCTGGGTTTTCAAGCGCCTCTTTAATCATGTATAGGCCGGCCGTGTAAGACTTAGCCGCCCGCCGGGTACAGAATAGGGCTTTTAACCGTGCTGGGTCGTTTATGAATTCGTTTTGATGGTGGAAGTCGGGGTCAAAAAGGCTGTTAACATTAAATGCTTTTTTGATCGTTTTATCCACAAAGCGTAGAAAAATGTTTCTACTCGTTTGATCCATCTTCTAATTGATCCAACCGTTTCTTGGCCTCTTCAGCAATAATTTCGTCAGGTAATCTTGCAAGGTCAATTCGGGTGCTGTCTTGCTGGCCTAGCATTTGTTTTCCTAACCATATCAGCATAGTAACATTGCCTTTTTTGGCCGCCTCTAGTTGCCATCTCCTTAAACTCATTTTGAGGTTTTCTCGACCTTTTGCCATTTCCTGAGCAAAACGCCTGTCTAATGTGTGAACTGACACCTCAAGCATGGTAGCAATTTCGGTGGTTTTGCATCCAATGGAGGCTAGGTCTTGAACCATCTTCGGGTCGATAGGCTTCTTCGGTCTTCCCATTATTTCCCCTTGATCTCATCCCACGGCTTGCCGTCTTCACGATGCGCCTTTTTTCCAGTGAATTTCTGCCATCGATCTAGGATTACGGCGCAGTAGATCGGATCGAGTTCCATCATGAAGCATTTTCTATCGGTCTTTTCGCAAGCAATAAGTGTTGAGCCCGAACCTCCAAAAAGGTCTAAAACAATGTTTTTTATATTTGTGCAGTTCTCCAGCGCAATTTGTCCAAGTTCTACTGGCTTTTGTGTTGGATGAACGTACTCAATGGCTTTATCTTTTCCCACAGCCCAAACGCTTCCAAGTCGTTTACCTGTAATTTTAGCTCCACGGTTAAATACTAAAGCTATTTCATAATCACTTGCGAAAGTACCTGTTAGGTCGCCAATGCCTCCACCGCCTTTATCCCAAATAATCATATTAGACATTTCACCGATTGGAGATGTTATCTCAATCCATTTCGCGAGTACCTTCCATGAGGTCCAAACAAATATCCACCCTTCGCTCACAACCGGCAGAACATTTACCCACTCAGAAATAAAAACTTCGTCGTTCTTAATGACATCGAATTTTTCGGACTTGGTTCTCATGTTTGATTGATAAGAAACTCCATACGGAGGATCAGTGAAAACCATATCGGCCTTCTCGCCGTTCATCAGCCGTTCGACATCCGTGATCGCAGTAGAATCCCCGCACATCAGCCGATGATTCCCGAGGATGTAAACCTCACCCTGCACGACTTTAGGCTCTGGCCTTGCTTCTGGAGCTTCGTCTTCGTCAGCCTCGAAGTCTTTATCTGCTACATCGATCTCAAAGTTCTTGATCCCGAGAAGGTCGATATCGAAATCCGGCCCAAGATCAGCAATGTCGGCATTGATCCCGGAGAGATCAAGCTCTGCCCATAGTGCGATAGCGTTATCAGCCTGAATAAAAGCATACTCGGCCTCCTCGCTATCGAAATCCTGATACACGACGGGCATCTCTTTCACCTTGGCCTTGATCGCCGCTTCTCTGCGCCCGTGCCCTGCGACGATATAGCCCGATAACTTGCTCACGATGATCGGGTGCCTGATTCCGTGATAATCATAAAGCTTTGCAAGCCGATCGATCTGTTCTTTTGAGTGTTTGTTCCGATTTTTTGGGTGTTCTTTTAGAGCTATAGGGCTTACTAAATCGTCGTACTTACAGTAAATGTTCATAGCCTACCTCTTAGCTTATTAGGGCCCCTAGTGTTCTGTCCTGTGCTGATCTCGCCAAGGTTAGCTAAGGCGCTATGTACGGTAGGAATCGCGTTTACAGGGGCCATAGCGTTCGCTACAGGGGCCACGGGATTGACCACATGATGAACAAGAGTCGCCTTTCCTTGCTGTTGGGGTTGTGCGTTGAGTTTCGCTTCAACTTCACCAATGCGCTCAAGACAAAGCTTTTTCACTTCAGGGCTTAGTTCGTAGTTAAGGAGCAGGTTTAAAAGCCATTGAATGTCGGTTTGCATCATTCCCCCTGAATGTCTCTAACCCGAGGGCGGCCTGGTTTTCGTGGTTCGGTAGGTGCTTGGGTTTCTGGTTGCCCGGTAAGTTCAGATATATATTTGCTTTGATCGAGGGGCTGAGCTGAGTGCCAGGTTTCAAACCAATCAAGGTTGTTGTTGTACAGCATGGACACCATGCGGGTTTCGGTATCGAGCCAGAGCCTAACCCCTGCTTTTTTACAATCGAGCTTCATTCCAAAGTTCTTGCCTGAGCTAAAGACTGGGGAGTGAAATTCTGCGTATCGTAGTTCAATTTTCATAGGTTTCTTCCTTTATGCGAATGGGTTGAATTTGAGTTTCGGGTCTTTTAGATTCCAAAGCTTTAGTCCCTGGGTAGTGAGATGCGAGAAGGTTTTAA